CTACCTCGTGGCTTGTGAACTGATTATCAGTTCCCGCGCCGGTGTCACCTTGCCACTAACCCGGTAATTCACGCCGACCTCCTCGATCGTGAATCGCGAGTAGAGATCGCGGATCATCGGCGTCGCGTTAATCGACATGATGAAGCGACCTTCAATGGCCGCTAAGAGGTCCCTCAGGGCGACGAAATCGGCCTCTGAGAAGACGTCCTTGCCGTAGTCCTCCTCGTTCCCGTGGTATGGCGGGTCGAGATAGAACAGCGCGCCCGGTCGATCATAGCGACGGATCAACTCCCCGAAGGGCAATCGTTCAATATCGACCCGGCAGAGTCTCTCATGGATATCGTCCAACATCGGGACCAGCTTGGTGAGATCGAACCTAGCGCTGGCTTCGAAGCTGATCCCGTAGGTCTGGCCTCGCACCTTTCCTCCGAAGGCGGTTCGTTGCAGGTACAGGAACCGGGCGGCGCGCTCGAGATCGGTCAACGTATCCGGGTCCACCGCTAGCAGGCGTTCGAACTCGGCTCGGCTGCACACTTGCCATTTCAGCACGTCGAGTAGCTGCTGGTAGTGGCGCTGGAGCAAACGGAACAGCGTCACCACGTCCTTGCTGATATCGTTGATCACTTCCTTCTTTGGCCGCCTAGTACGGCGGAAAAAGATGCCACCCATTCCCACGAAAGGCTCGGCATAGATATCGTGCGGCTGCTCTTCGATCATCGCCACCAACCGCTTCGATAGCGCGCGCTTGCCTCCGATATATGGAGCGACCGGCCGTACCGGCCGCACTGCTGCTAAACTCAACTCTTCCTTCATCATTGGCACCTATCGCGACCCCCGCCGTCACGGCCGGGGGAACTGAAGGCTGGCGCGCCAGCCCTAGGTGCGAGCTGTATTCTCGCGGTTCAGGGCGGCTGCAACCGCCCGGCCTCCCCCGTTGCCGGGGCTTCGATCAGACCATCAGCTGAATACGCCCGCGCTGCGCAGCGCAGCGCGAACGGCGGCCGCGGCGGCCACCTGCCCTTCGCCGGTCAGATGTAGGTTGTCGGCCTGCACCGCTGCGGCATCCAGATCGGCCAGCAGGGCATAATCGGGCCGCGCCGCGACCATCGCCGCCTGCGCAGCGCGCATGGCAGCCAGGTTGACGACATTCGTCTGGCCAGCGGCGAGGCGGCAGACCACGAATTTCATGTCGGTATCGCCCAGGGCATCGTGATACGCCTTCCAGGCATCGCCCAGCGCCGACAGGTTGGCTTCGTAAGCGGCCGTCGATGCCCCGCTGTCGCCGTCCTTCTCGCCCTGGTACCAGACCGTCGCGATGCACCGCACCTTGTAGCCGGCTCCAGTGAGATATGCCCTCGCAGCATCGTGGCATTCGTTGGCCAGGTCGTAGAGTTCGCCGGCGCTGTCGGGGTCCCAGTCTTCGATCCCCGCATCTTGCGCCAGCTGGGTTCCGCCGATTGCGTACTTGGCCAGGAAGGTGTTGCGATCGACCCCGTGCATCAGCGGGCCTTCCATGCCCAGAGCAGCGCCCACATCCGACATGGTCACCGCGCTGCCGCCAGAGGTCCAGTTGATCCGCTTGAAGCTGGCGTCGGTGCTGAAATCGTCCAGCGAGAATGCATTGGGCGCCACCCACAGCCGGGCATCCATCTGCTTGTAGGTGTACTGTGCGGAAGCCACCTCGGCAAAGGCGCCGCGCCCGGCCGCGTTGCTTTGCCCGTGCAGGCGGTAGAGCTTGGCCACCGGCGCGCCGTCGATTGCCTTGGCTGACAGATCGCCATTGGCCAGGGTCACCGCGCCCACCGAAGAATTGAGTTTGTTGCCCGCGCCGTCTTCGCCCAACAGCAGGCGGGAAATCGATGGCAGGGCCCCAGTGAAAGTGCCTTCGCCGATCAGGTTGTCGCCCACCCAGAAGCGATAGTGCGTCGGGCTCACCAGCAATGTCGCGCGCAAGTCGGTTGCCGGCAGCGCAGCGTTCGCGCAGACCTCGTCAGCAATCGTCGCGCCGGCCAGTGTCGCGCGGAACCGCACCTTGCCCGCATTGTCGAGGTAGATCCTCAACGCGTCGTCATTGTCGCCATCGCCGTTGTCCAGCGTCAGGATCGGGCTCGCCATGGCTGAAACGGCGCTGGGCACTTCGAAGTCGGCCGACGCGGTGAAAACCTTGTCCATCGCCACCGGCACGCGCCAGACATCGGCAGCATCGGCGGCATTGCGCATCGGCCCCATGGCCTGCACCGCTTCATAGGCATCGTATTGCCCCAGGTGTACGGACTTGGCAGTCCCGCTGGTATCGGGCCGCAGCTGGACGGTGTGGGCCGCCGTCGCCGAGTCCGAGATGAAGCTGCCGCCGATGATCCACCAGCCATCGCCCACATGGATCGGTCGGAAACCGGTGAAGCCGGTCTCGGTTCGATAGGCGGCGAATTCGGCACCGTTCCACAGCCATTCCAGTTCGGCATCGGCATCGTTGGCCTTGTCGATATAGATGGACGATCGCGGCGCGGGCGCGGCCGGGTCGTTCTTGACCAGCACGATCGCCACATGGCTGGCCGCCAGCGCCAGATTGTAGGCCTTGGAAATGCGCGTGAAAGCCGAGGCGGCACCGGTGACTTTTGTCGCCACGATCCCATTGGGCGCGGTGTAGGGCGATGCCGCCTTCACCGCGCCGCTGGCGGTTGCCCAGGTCGAATAATCGGTATTCTCGGTAATCTTCTGGGTGCGGGCAGCGGCAATCAGAAGGCCGCGATCGGACACGCGTGGATTGTCGGCTTTGACCCCAGCCATCATGCCGTTGCCGACAGCCCATCCGCTGGACGCGCGCGTGGCAACCACGTTCGCGGTGCGCGCCAGCAGGAACAGTCCGGCATCGTCGCTCAGCACACCGTCGCTAGCGACTGCCTGGCGCACTTCGCTGGGTTGCAGCGTGCCGTCCGCCCCATCGGCACCGGCCGGGCCGGTGATCAGGTCGACGTACCAGTCGGCGACGTTCCAAGCTGCCCCGTTCCATTCGTAATAGGTGTTATTCTCTGGCGCCGGGTCGCCATAGACGCGCGCCAACGTGCCCTCGGTTGCGCCGGCCGGTAGATCGGCGACCGTTTCGTATTTGCCGATGCCGCTGCTCACCGCAGCCACAACCGTTTCGATCAGGGCGAACAGGTCACGCACGTCCTTCTTCGGCGGCGCGTTTGGGCCGCTTGCCTCCATGCCCTCGGCGCTGAAATCGCGGTAAACCCAGTCACCCTTGTCCTTGATCACGCCCATCGTCTCGTCCTCCTGGTCAGGTCACCACGGCCGTCACCGGGCCGGCGGCGGCGCTGGGGTTGTCGGCGGCGTCGAATGCGACCGCCCAGAAATAGTGGGTACCGGCGGGAAGGCCGGTTTCGGTGTGCGTCTTGAATTCACCCAGGCTGCCGGCGAATTCCCCGCCGATCTGGGTCGCTGTATCCAGATCATCGGCCGTGTTTTCGAACAGCTCCACATGATCGAAGGCGGCCTGCGGACTGCGCCAGTCGATCACCGCCTCGCCCGCGGCGCCCGGTGCGGCGGCGAGATTGCTTGGCGCAGGCACGCTGGCGGCTGCCGAGGGTGTGATGGTAACGGGCGCGCTCCAAGCGCTGGTGCGCCCCCCGATCGACCGGGCGCGGACACGCACTTCGTGCTCTATCCCGCTGTTGACCGGGCCGCTTCGGGCGCTGAAGGCCGCGTTGTCGACCACCATGGTCACCCATTCGCCATCGGGTGTTTCGCGCAGCTGCGCTTCAAAGGTCAGCCCCTTGCGGCCTGGATCATCCCAGATGGCGGCGATCGCCACGCCGTTTGCGTCACCGAAGGAAAGGGCCACGGCGGAAAGCGTCAGCCCGGTCGGCACAGCCAGCGTGGGGTCGCCCTTGGGTGGGGCAGTGCTGCCAGGCGGAGTACCTTCGACCTCGGTAGCATCATCCAGCCAGTCGCCCGGCTTCACTTCCGAAAGCTCTGCCTCGATCGACTTGGTGCGCACAAACAGGCGGAGGCGCTTAATCTCGAACCAGGCGTAGATGCCCATCACCTCTGTCTCGAGACGGCAGAACCTGCGCCCCAGCAAATCGAGGCCGCGCAGATCCAGCAGCGCGGTCAGATGCCAGCGATCGGGATCGAGGCTTTCGGCATGGCGATAGCCGACGCGAATGGCCTGGTTGTGGTGCGGGATGTAGTTGGCCGGCAGCGATTGTGGATCGCTGTTCGGGTCCGCATTGCTATTGGGCACGGTCAGCGTGTTTGCTTCCTGCTGCCGGTACCCGATCGCGCTTTCGGTATAGAGCACCTTGATCGCGCTGGTGCGGTGGCGCGTGGTCGGCCCCTGTTCCACGCTCAGCGCCTTGATTGCATCGTCGGTAATGGTGACGTCGGGTTCTTCCCACCGGCCCGCCCGGATATTCAGCTTGCCATTGGCATCCTGGAAGGCCCAGCCATCGGCCGCCTTCAGCATGTCGGCGAACACATCCTTGCGGTCTTCATTGACCAGCGAATAGCTGGCCCAGCAGCGCCAGCGGGTAACCGTACCGCCCCCAGCAGCAGGCACCGGATCGTCCGATACCGCTGCCTCGATCGCGATATTGGTCCAGTTTACATTGTCGTACCCGCCGCCATAGCCATCGCTGTCGGCCCAGTAATTCGCCGTCACCAGCGCCCAGTTGTCCGACCACGGCCAGGTCGTGGGATCGTCCACCCGCTGCGGCCCGGTGCCCATGACAACGAAGCCTTCGCCATCGTCGTAAATCACGGCCGTGCTGTCCTGGCGCGGATCGTAGCAGGAGCACCCTTTGCGGACCTGCGAATATTCAGGCACCCGCCCGTTATAGACGGTGTTGAAATCTTCCTGATCCACTGGGTCGCAGATGATGGCGACATGCGCACATCCGCGCTGGCGGTGGTTGGCTGTCCATTCCGGGAAGATGGCGGTCAGCTCGCCGATCGCGGTCTGATTGGGATCTCCGGGGCGGGTGATGATATGCACCGCGCCCTTGAAGCTGGCATCGCTGATGGTGCCGCTGCCATCCACGTTCACCACTTCATCGTGCAGTCGGTGCTCGATGATGTCGTTCTCATGCCCCGTGCCCAGCGTCAGCACCTTGCCGAGCGTGCCGTTCTTGCTGGCTTCGAAGCTGACCTGTCCGCTGGTATGAACGATGCCCCAGTTCTTCTTGCGCGATCCCACGGCCGCGCGCGTTTCAATCTGGCCGTCTTCAGGCTTGGGCCGACCGGGCTTGAACAGCTGCGATAGGCCGAACGTGATGGCAAAGGTGATGACATGCGCGATGATGGTGGCCGCCAGCTTGGACAGGCCCCACTTCACCAGCACGCCGGCTATCGCCTGAGGCATGGCACCCTCCAGGCAAATTCGGGCTCGATCCGCACGATCTCGATGCCTTCGCGCCCTCGCGCGGCCATCATCGGGGCTTGCGCACCTGCGCCAGCTGCCAGGCACAGGCTGGACGTGGGGCCATGCTCGGCATTGGCAACGATCGCCAGATCGCCGCGCGCGATGTCGGCTGCGATCGGTTCACAGCCCAGCGTGTGCAAGGCCTCGGCTGCAATCTCCACCACGCCATGGGGATCGCGGGCGATGCGCAGCACCTGCACGCGCGATGGGCGCCCGGCATATCGGCGGCCGGTCAGCGTTTCGGCATAATCCAGCAGATCGATCGCGCAATTGGCATCCGGCAAACTGAAGGGCACAGATAGCCAGCGCTGCAGCACGGCTGCGATCGCGGCCTCCATGGGCGATATGATTTGTGCGGCCGCCATCAGTAATCGGGCCATGTGGTGGTGATGCCGCCCGCCAGCAGGCCGACGAATTCGAAGCCGCGATCGCCGGGGAAACGCGCGTTCTGATCGGCGTCGGTGTACATCGCATGGCGCGGCCGGCTGCGTAGGGCGAAGATCTGTTCCGCCGTCACGTCGATCGAGCGTTCGCCCTCTTCAGTGAAGGAAAAGCTGGGTCGCAGCATGCGGAAGGCAGCGATGGCAAAGGGCATGTCCCAGCAGCGCTGGTTGTAAGGGTCGGCCTCGTCGGGCTCGCCATGGAACTGGATGTATGCGCGCACCCAGCGGCCGCGCGCCTCGGTGTTCCATTCCTCGCGGCACTTGGTCAGGATGTCCTGATCGATGCCGGACAGGGTGAATTTCGCCTCCGGCGCTTCACCGTTGATCGCCTGCTCGATGCCCGTTGCATCGCCCAGCGATCCGATGCCGAACCAGCTTTCCCCGTCATTGGTGTCCAGGCGGCCGTTCTCGGCCCACAGGCGCACGGTATCGGTGGCGAATTCGAAGGCGAACAGGAACGAACATTCGACCTTCGCGCCTGCCATGTATGCGCGGATGGTTTCGGGGAACAGGCTCATACGAACCGCTCCACCAGCTCCAGCGACGGCGCCCCAAAGCGCGCGCGGCGAAGCATCAGCTCGCCCTGGTCATCATCGATCAGGCCGGCAATCATGGTGGGCTTCAGCCTCAGCGGTTCGTCCACATAGGCCTTTCGCAGGGTCGGTGTGGTCTCGATCCTCGCCACGCTTCCATCCCACCAGACGCGCCGCGCGATGTAGGGATGCTCCCCCAGGCCGAAATACAGTCCGGCTTCCAGCAGCTGTCCGTAGGCGCGGAAGTCCGCTGTGATCGTCCGCTGGCCCTGGACACCGGCTACCAGAACTCCGGACAAGTCGGGCGTCGAATAGCCTGTCCCATCGGAGAAGTACGAACCGTCCGAATGCCCCACGATCCCTGCAGCGATCGCCTTATCGTTCGCCCGGTGCCACAGGTCGAACAGCGGCACTCGCACGGCATTGGCGCGACCTTCGAACAGCGCCATCATCGCGCGCCAGGCCTTCACCTCGTCCCCGAACAGATTACCGAAGGTCAGCTTCAGCCCGAAGGGCGGGCGGATCGCCGGGGCCGATTGCGTGGATCCGTTTAGGCTGCGCGATAAGCCCACGGTCGCGCGCGGTGGCAGCACGGCGATATCCTGCGGTACCAGGCTAGCAGGCCAGTCGAAAATCATTGGCGCCGCTCCAGCGTATCCTGCACGCGCGACGCGGCGACTTGGTCGTACCCAGCCACTGCGGCCCGCGCTTCGCCCCGGGCGATCTGGTTCATCTGGTCGAGCAGATCCTGCGTCACCACGGCCCCGCGCAGATCGAAATAATTGGATGAACTCGAACTGCTGCCGCGCATGCTGCCATTGTCGTTGGCGCCGGCGGGATCGATCCGTCCCGGTGCCAGCGGCAGGAACAGGCCAGGCGCGGTGCTGCGCTCGTTTACCGCGTAAATTTTCCCGGGCGACACGGGGCCACCTTCGGCGCGGCCGCCGCCGAAGATGCCCAGAACCGATGAAAACAGTCCGCTGACCCAGTCGCCGGCACCAGCGCTCTGCAAGGCTTCCGCGAACGGGGCGATCAGGACCTGCTGGATGAACATATCGATGATGCTGCTCAGAAACGGATCGTCCACGCCCAGCGCATCGGTGATGCCCTCGCGCATGCCGTTGCGGAGATGCTCCAGCTCGTCGACCACCAGCTGCTCGCCCCAGCGGCGCATTTCCTCGGGGCCCATGTTCAGATCGTCGGTGTAGCGCTCCAGCGGGCCGCGCTGGTCCAGGCGCACCCCTTCGCGCTGGGCGGCCTGCCGTTCCTCCAGAAGTGCGCGCGCCTGAGCGGCATCGAGGATGCGGCCCTGGGCAATGTCCTGTTCCAGCAGCTTGCGCTCGATCTCCTGCTGCAGATCCAGTGCGCGCTTCTCCAGGGCGAACCTCTCGTCGAGGCCCAGCGCCACGCCTGCCTGCGCATCCAACGCTGACGCCTGCATCGCCAGCATGTCGAAGCCCATGGATATTTCGCGCTGGGTGATCCGCTCTTTCTCGGCCGCGCCCAGCAATCCCTGGTCGGATACGATGATCTGGCCATCGGTCTGTTCGGCGCGCTTGCCGTACAGCAGATCCAGATGCGCCAGCTGCGCCTGCTTTTGTGCGGCTGTATAGTCCTGGTTGTTGCGGATCTGCCGCTCGCGCTCGGCCCGCTCGGCCGCCAGCAGATCCAGGCGGATGTCCAGCTCGTCTTCGATATTGGTTGCCAGCGCCAGGCGCGCCTGCAGTTCTTCCTGCTGCTGGCTGGCGAGTTCGGACAGATACCGTTCCTCGAGGCGCGCGCGTTCCTCTTCGGCCGATCGGCCCGAACGACGGGAGCGCGAACTTCTGCCGCTCGGCCGATCGCTGCGGAAAGTCGGATCGAGCTCTTCATTCGCGAGCGAGCTTTCAATCCTGTCTGCAGTTTCCTTCAGAAGGCCTGAAGAAAGGTCATCGGCAATTGCCTGAAGGAAGTCGGATCGCGAGATCGCCAGACCATCGAAATCCAGTTCCTGCGCCTTTTGCGCCGCCTCGACCCGATCGATGCGACCCGACTGCATTTCGCGCAGCAAGTTGCGAACATCCATTTCACGGCCGACCGTGCCGCCGACCGGGATGCCGAAGGCGCCCAGCGCCTTCTGACCGATGGATAGGCCCATCGATCCGCGCTGAAAGTTGTCGAAAGCCTCGTCGGCTGATGCTCTCTTGCTTTCCGCTTCGGCGCGCAGATTGATTGCCATTAGCTGCGCATTGAGCCGCAGCTGCTCGTTTTGTTCCTTGATCGCCCCGGTCGTGCGATCGAACATCTTCTCGAGGACCGATTGCGCTTCGGACATGCCGTCAGATGCGAGCTCGACTGCCTCCATGGCGTCTTCGGTTTCCCAAAGCTTGCCAACGAAGGGCGAAATAGCCTGGACCGCAACGATCATCGCGATACCCCAGGGGCCGGTCAGAAACGTGGCGAACTTGCTGCTGCCGCCGAGCGCCAGCTGTGCCGCCTGCGTGATCTGCCCGATCTGAGTGGCGAAGATGGTAGCCGGGCGGGCACCCAGCGAATACATCATAGAAACGTCACCGATCTGATAGCCCAGCTGTTGCAGACCGGCGCGTTGAGCCCCGATAGAAGCCACGTTCTCGCGGCCGCGGGCGCGCTGACGCTGTACGGTGGCTTCAAATTCCTTGCCGTGCATTACGGCCAGCTTCTGGGCCCGCGAAAGCTCCACGCCAGCGCGCGCAGCATCTCTTTCAGCGACTTCTAGACGCTCCATTGCCAGCGAAGCCTTCACGCCTTCGCGGCCTAGCTCGGCGGTGGACTGTTCGGAACGGTCCATCGCCTGATCCAGATCCGCCAGGGCGCGTTTGGCCTGGGCGGTGTCGCCGGAAACGACCAGAGCTGTGCGCAGCGTCATCGCGTTAGCCCTTCCGCCCATTGAGATGTTCGGTTGCCGCGCGTTCCATCATCCGCACGCCCTTCCACTGCCCGGGGCAAAGGGTAATGCCCGCCAATTCCAGCCCGGCCTTGGCGGCGGCATAGTCGAGGCCCAGGTACCGGTGCCCGCCCAAGCCCATCGGCGCGGTTCTCCACTGGGTTGCGATTGCGGTGAAGGCCTGCACGATCGGCCAGTTCACCGGCCAGATATCAACGTTGCCCGCATGCACGTCCGATTGCTGCAGCTGAACGATCACCTCGGCCGGGAAGCCGAAGGCTTTGGCATCTTCGATCGCTTCGTCTGGCCCGGCGGCGCCGCCCACAATGGCGCGGGCCGCCGCGGTCAGTTTCCCTCCTTCGCCCCGTTCAGAGCGTTGAAATAGGATTTGGCGATTGCCTTGCGCGCCCAGGGCAGGCGGGTGACCTGGTCGCGCACCTTGTCCGAATATTCCAGCGCCTTGCCTTCGGCATCGGCGATATCGTGCAGCTCCACGATGATGCGCTTCAGGAATTCCTTCGAACTGTCCGCATTCATCAGGTCGTAGCCCTCGGCCTCTTCCACGCCGATCGCGCGAAATGTCACCTCGAACTTCTGGTCTTCGAACCCGCCGTCCACCGGCACCTTGGCGGTCACCGTGTGGCGAAAGGTCGGCTCTTCGGCCAGTTTGAACATGCGTGTAGATCCTTCTCAGAACGGCCTGCGGCGCGCCTGGCGCTGCCCGGCCGCAGATGGTGGTCAGGTCAGGGTGATGGTCCACTGATCGTCGCCGTCGTCGGTGGGCAGCGGGGTCAGCGACAGCGGCCATTCGGCCACATTCTGCGATTGTTCGTATCCCGGCAGGCGTCCCAGCGAACAGCTCGGCGCGTCGATCGTCACGGTCTTGCCGGCCGCCGTGCCATGCACCAGCTGCACTGCCTGGCGCGTGCGCGCCTCCGCGATAGTGTAAGGATCGAAGGTGGTCAGCGGCAGGGCCTCGACCCGCGCGGAAATGCTCTCGCTCCGATCGACGATCAGCATTTCCTCGCGTCCGATCAACAGGCGCTGCTGCACGTCGTTGCCCAAATTGAAGCCGAACTGCGAAAGCACCATGGCCTGCCCGCCCACGCTGAAGGCCGGGGTGTTCTTGTTGCTGGCCACCTGCGGCACCTGAAAGGCGGACAGGTCGGGCGTGACGCGCGCCGCTTCGGCAGGGGTGTTGAACAGCCCCATCAAGGTGAACCGCGCCACGGGGATGCCCTGCGCGTTCAATGTGATGTCGGCCGTGCCGCGCACGCCGGTCAGCTTGTGCTGGGTGTTGCCCATCCAGAAATAGATGCTGGACGATTCGTGCCCGTCGCTCACCGGGTTGTAGGTGACGCTAGTGGCAGCCACGACCGTCTCGGCCGCCGCGCAGCTGCGCATCAGTATGCCCCAGCCCGGTGCTGTTCCGGCCGCGCCAGATCCCTGCAGCTCCACCGATCCGGTCAACGTTGCGTACAGCCCGGCCGGGATCGTTTCCTGCGCCCCCAGGTGCGGCCGCTCGATGTTCCGCGCGATGTCCTGGCCTTCCATCGGGCGCAGCTCGACATCGGTCATCAGCATGGCGTCGGTCGCAACCGGTTCGGCATCAGTACCGTATGTGCCCTCGATCTTCGCTAGGATGATCTTGGTCTTCCACTTGATCGGATCGGCCATTTACCCCTCCTTCGTTTCGGGCTTGGTCGGCGCCGCGGCATCCACCTGCGGCGCGGCCGGGCGCGGCTTGGCCGGCTCGGTGTGTGCGGTGCGCTTCAGCTTTCCGGTGCCGGCATCCGCTACGTAGCTGCCGCCCTTTTTGGGCAGCGCGGTCGGCGCGGGCTTCTTGGGTTTGGTCATGTCGTCGTGATCCTCAGCTGGTCGTCCAGGGCGAAATCGATTTCGAAGATCAGGGCACCGCCGCTCGCGCCGATCAGCTCGGCCTGGACCAGCTTGAACACGCCGATCGCATCGTCGGGCGCCCAACCGGCCACGGCGTTGATCGTGGCGCGCGCCAGCGGCACCAGGCTGGCCACGGCCTTGGCGCGCAGCGGATCGCCCGCCACGCGCACCACCAGCACCACCTTCACGATCTCGTCGAAACTCTGACGGAACAGGCCGCTGGCCGCATCGGCCGCGCCGCCCCGCAATCCGCCTGGCAACACGAATCCGCCCGTCTTCGCCGGCAGCTTCTTGCGTTCCACCAGATCGGCGAAATCGGCGGCTTCGCCCAGCTGGCCGGTTAGCTCTGCAACTTCGGCCTCGATGCGGGCGGCCACCTCTTCGATGCGGAAGGGCGCGCTCATATGAAGCCCTTCAGGTTCTGCTCGGTGAAGGGGCGCTCCCGATCGGTCACGCGCACGCCGCTGGCGCCGGTGCCTTCGGGCTCTACCCCTTCGGCGGGCAGGCGGATGGTGCCGGCCGCGATCTCGCGCAGCTGGCGCATGGCATCCTTGTAATCTTCGGCGATCTTCGCGTCGGGCTCGTAGGTATGCAGCTTGTAGATCGCGATCGCCGCGGCCAGATCCGCCAGCAGCGGCGGCGTCGTGGCCAGGGGCAGCTTGTACCGCCCAGCCAGATAGCCATCGATCGCCGCGTCGGTATCGGCGATCGCGCCATCCACCACGCCGTCATCGACCGCGCCCGATCCGTCGCGATCGGCGAGCTGCAGCAGCAGGTCTTCGCCGAAGCGCGCGGTCAGTTTGCCGAGGTCGGTGTAGGGCATGGATCAGAAGCTGCCGAACACGCAAGCAACCAGCGCGTGCAGATCTTCGGGGTCGACCTCGCGATTGCCGCCCGCTGCGGCCAGCGCGGCCAGATCCTGCACGGCATTGCGATCGGGCTTGTGTTCCGCCCCGTCCAGATCGATGCAAACGGTGGTCAGGCGATCTTCGCTGAGAATGGCCAGCACCCGGCGCAGCGCCTCGATCCCTTCGCCGAATTCCTGCAGCGGAATAGCGCGGGGCTGGTGGCCGAAGCCGAAGCCTGCCCTGCGGAAACCCTTCTTCGGCCCGGTCACCACGATCATGGGACCGGCCGCAATCTCATCGACCGCCACTGCCTTCGCTGCCTTTGCGGCGGGCTTGGCCGGGGGCTGGCTGACCACCATTGGCGACGCGGGTGCAGGTGCGGGCGTCTTCGCGACCGGCGCGGGCTGGGCAGCAGCGATCCAGTCGGCGAATTTCGCACCAGGCGGCATTCCGTCCAGCGCCTCGAGCGTTGCGGTCTCGGCAGCAGCCAGATCGGCAACCGTCTTGATGCCGGCAGCTTCCAGCTTCGTGGCCGTGGCCGGCCCGATGCCGTCGATGTCGGTAAGTGTTGCGGGGTTGCCCATGATGATCTCCTTCGGGTCCTTTCGGAAAGGGCGGGGTGTTGCCCCTTTCGAAAAGACCCGCCGCCCGAAAGCGGCGGGCCGTTTATGGCGCGATGGCGCGCAGGCTATGCGAGCCAGGGAACGACCAGCAGTTCGGCCGTGCCCTTCCATTCGTTGGTCTCGCCGCCGGCGGCGCTCTCGCTGTTCAAGATCTTGCGGCCGGCGCTTTCCAGGCTGGGGGGAACGACCAGTAGGTTGGGCATGATGCCCAGCGGGCGGCCGTAATCGCCTTTCATGCTGGAAAGCGCGGCTCGCGCGGCAGCATAGCTGTCGGCGTCGAGATCCTGCTTCGATCCCCAGGCCTGCTGCCAGAAGCCGTAACCCACGTTCATGCGGGCATCGACGCCGTAGACGAACTCGTTTCGATCGAACACGTTGTCGTCGGTCACCTTGTCCTTTGCGACCAACTGGTCGAAATCGCGGCGAACTTGCAGCAGGATCGGCTTGATCACGCGGCGGGTGTCCAGCAGGAACCACGGCGTGCCGGCCCCGCCATCGGTGTTGGCGACCGAAGTCTGTTCGCCGTCTGCGTCCAGCACCGGATGATCGGTGTCGAAGAAATACTGCCCATCGTAGCATTCGGTGGCGAAGCCCGCCTTCAGCAGCTCCCAGATCAGGCGCTCGGGCTTGGTCACCGTGCTTTCGCCCATCTGTTCGAACAGCAGGGCATAGTGGCCCAGATTGTCGGTCTCGATATCGTCACGATCGACACCCAGCGTCAGCTCGAACTTCTTTTCGCGGATGGCGTAATCGTGTTCGGCGATATTCTGGATCACACGGTCGCCGATCCATTCGCGCACGTCGGGCATCTTGCCCAGCCACCCGTACTTCTGTTCTTTCTGGGTGGCCTTGACCCGCGTGGCGATCTTGTCCGCCTGCGGCTTGGCGGCCATCGTTTGGCCCTTCTGCATGCTGGCCGAATAGCCGGTACGCAGCGATGCCAGGTTGCCTGTATTGAGAAGCATTGATCGATCCCCTTAGAATTCGATCCAGACGCCCTGGGCGTCCACATCGTAGATGGTTCCGGCGGCGGAACGGGTGTTTGTGCCGTTGGTCAGCGCGACAGTTTCGTCGTCGACGACGTAGGCGGTGGCGCCGATATCCTCGGCTCCGATCTCGTCAGCCGCCGCGCTGTTGTTGAAGCGGAAGATGCCCTTGCGAACGTCCACGCGCTTGTCGCCAGCTGCACCGCCGGTGTTGTCTGCCGGTGCTTCGGCACGCCCGACTGCGGTCAGCGTGGTGGCCACCGCACCGGGAACTGCGGCGCCCGCTGCATTGAGGCACACCAGCGCGCCGGCGTAGATCTTGGTGTCGGCCGCCACATCGAACTGGCGAATATCGCCACCCTTCAGCGGTGTGTTGCGGTCTGCGGAAAGGGCCATGTCAGATTGCCTCCTTTTCCAGGCCCAGCTCCTGGGCGCGGACTTTCTTGTATTCTTCGGGATCGATGCCCATCAGCGCGATCACCTGGCGATCGGCATCGTCCAGTTCGGCGGTGCGGGCGGGCACGTCGCGCTGGGCATGCAGCGAAATGCCGCCGACCTTCGCCATCGCGCCGATCAGCGTTTCGGTGCGCTGCGGGTTTTCCTGGTGCATCGCGATGTACAGATCGCGCTGTGGCTTCACGCCCACGCGGCCTTCGGCGATCGCATTGTCGACGAAGCGAGTGGCCGCCTGCAGCGCCTGGTCGGTCTGCATTTCGGCCAGCTGGGTGCTGACGGCGGTAAGTTGCCCCTGCAGCGAGGTGATGATTTCGGTCTGGCGATCGTCATTGCCGGCTGCCTGCAGCGCGGTGATGGTGGCGGCGATATCGGCACCGTCTTCCAGCTGCAGCTGCTGGCGGATCGGGGCCAGTGCGCTCTGAACGGCGGTTTCGACATCGGCTTCCTGGCCCGCGCCTTCCATGGCCTTGCGCAGCGCCGCCTCGATCGCGGCATCGTCCGCATCCTTGTCGAGCTTCAGCAGCTCGATCAGCAATTCGCGAAAGTTCATGCTCGTTTCCTTCTGGTGCAGGGCAGTGAGCCCTTTGAGATTCGGGACATTGACCAGGCTCGCGCGGGCAATCCCGACGATCTTCTTGTCCTTGGTGTGCAGGATGGCTGGCGAAATGCCCCGGTATGCCTTGTCGGCGCGCAGCTGGCGGCCTGTGCCCGTCCATTCCACGAGACCCCAGATCCCGTCGGCCCGGGCCTGCAGCTCGACGATCCAGCCACGTGCAGGGGCGCTGTGGCCTTTGGGCGCAGCCAGATCGGTGGAATGGCACTCGTCCAGTACGAGGCGGTCCCCTTCGCCAAGGCTTGCAGCTGCCAGCGCCTCGTAATCGTCGACCGTGTAAGGGCCGCGGCCGTCCCCCGTGCGGATCTCGCCGCCCCCGGGCAGCAGGTGCAGCCATTCGCTCGCGCCATCCCCCTCAGGCTCGCTGAGCGGAAGTGCATTACAAAGGGCAAGGGCGGCTCTCGTCGTCACGAAAGCCTGATTGGCACCGTGCGCACTGTGATGGCATGCCCGCGGCGGCGGGCAGTACAGCAATTATCGTTGGGGGATGGGCCTGCGGCGATTCGCCGCGCGGACGCCATCTGGCTGCCACAGCTTCGGGGTTGCTGGCAATGCGCTTGTGCTGGGCAAGGGGCGTGTCACCCCTATTGCTCGAGCAATCCTTCAAGGTGCTCTTCGGCGATCGCCACGATCTCCAGCTCTTCCTCGTCAGACAAATCCAGCCAGCGCCGCGCCGGGATATTGCCCCAAGGCAGCGGGTTTCCGCGGCTGTCGCTGCCGAAGGCACCCTTCGCCGCGCCTTCCTGCATCGTGCGGGCGTATGCCAGCGATGACCCGATCACCACGCCGTCCTTGCTGACGATGCGCTGGATCTGCCGCGAAAGCGCCTTTGAAGGGCCGATGAGAGGGCGATTAAGCGTGCCGTAGCCAAGCCTTTTATATCGATCCAGCGTCGATTGCCGCTTGGGTGCCCAGGGCTTGCCTTCGGGATCGGTCCCGCTGCGAAAGCGCGCGCGGCGCTGTTCCAGCAGATATTCTCCGATATCGGTATAGACCGGCGTCATGTCGTCCAGGCGGGCCGCCGCTTCGCGCAAGGCTTTGCGGGCTGCCTCGCCGTTGAGTTCGTAATCGAACATGCCTATATCTCTCCTGGCGCGGATCGGGCCGCCCGGCCAATAACCGGGAACGGATCAGGACGTTGGCTTCGGGCCGCGCTTTTTCACTTCGATAAACAGGGTCTTCAGCGCCACGGTACGGCGCAGCCGGCCGCGCGCCACCCAACGCGCCACGAAAGTATCGTTGCCGATTGTCACTCGCTGTTCGAACAGATCCTCGCCCATGTCCGATTTGTGCGGCAGGCGTACCAGCTCGCCCGCACTGGCGATGCGCGGCAGCTGCGCGAAATCGGCGATCGTCACCGCCCGCTGATTGCTGCGCCATTCCTTCAGCGGGTCGCCATGTTCGCCGCGCACGTGGCCCACGGCCGATGCGTCCAGGCTGAAATCGAACCCATCGACCGATCGGCCCAGTTCCGCCTCGATCGCGCGCGCCTGGTCGCTGCGCAGCCGGCCCAGCGTGCGCGCGGGCGGCGCCGGCAGGTCGGGCCTGGGCTCAAGAACCTGGGCGGCATAACGGCGGGTATCGGCTGCGGTGCCGGGCAGTGCGCGATAGCTGTCTGCCAGGGCGTCGGCGGTTCCGGCCGGCAGGCTGGCCATGAAAGCCTTGCCAATCTGGTATTCCCAGGCGCCCACCTTGCTGGCCATCGCCTGTACCGTTTCCGAAACGCTTGCTCCCGGCGCATAATCCCACCCCTTGCCGATGCCGGGCGGCGCTCCCGTCTTGGGATCGCGGGAATTCCAGCCATCGGGCAGCTGCTTGCCCGGCGTGCCGCCCACCCGCTTGATGCCCCGCGCGCTCCGTGCGCCTACGACATAGCAGGAACAGCCCCAGTCGCTGGGCGGATAATGCGTTCTCCAGAAAGGGTGATCGGGGGGCAGTGGCGTGCCGTCCCAGCTTAGGTGCTGCGGCCGCGGCTCCAGGCTGCCACCATGGCGATAGACCCACCAGGGGAAATTACCCGCCTGCAGCTGGGCGTATCGGCCTGCGGCATAGCTCGTGTACGAATTCGTGCGATAGATCACGCCTACCCGCCAGGCCTCACCGCCGGTGCTGCCTTCGCCCGCCCACCCGGTCCAGCCATGACGCTTAACGATCGCGCGGAAATCGCGGCGGAACTCCTCGATCCCACGCCCTTCGGATATCGCCTTGTCGACCGCGGCCGCGAGGTCGGACAGCAGATCCGCCTTTACCGCGCCGGCCACCATGAACGCATCGTCGTGCGCGGCGCCGGTGATATCGTCCCACCGCCTTGTCGGCACCTGGTTGCCCAGCTTGTTGCGGAAGAAGGCTACCTGTTCGGTGAACGGGCGACCCAGCGCACCCCAAACGCTGGATGGGTGCTGCTCGCTCTCGCCGGACATCAGGCGCTCTCGTCGGTCACGTCGCTCCGCCCCGCGGCGTGCGCAGCCGCAAGCCCACCGGCGATCACCTCTGCCAGGGCGGTGCTGTCGATATCGCCGAATGCGCCGGCCAGCATGGCGCGGAATTCATGCAGGTCCCCGGCGCGCTCCAGCATCGTCTCGATGGTGCCCGCCATCTCACGCACATGGGCATCGCCTTTGTCCGCCAGCTGCAGGGCGATGATTTCGGCCGGATGCTTCGGGCTCTGCCGCGCATGCAGGGTCAACGCGCTGGGATCGGCGCCGGTCCGCGCGGGATCGAATGCGATCGGCGCCGATGTCGGTGCCGTCAGGATCTCGTCCTGCTCGCCCGGATCGCTCAGGCCGAACTTGCCGCGGATCTCGGTGGCGCTGACGCGCAGGCCCAGCGGCACCATCTCCTTCAGACTTTCGGATAGCAGCTTCAGATCTTCCTGTTCCGGCCGCGCGATCGTGACCTTGGGATATGCAGTGCCGGGGCCGAATTCCAGATCGCACCAGGCCCGCACCAGGTCCCTATTCAGCACGGCGGCCGCTGCCTTACCATCCGCCTTCTCGATATCTTCGCGCACATCGTTGTGCGCGTTGGCCTGTCCCGATCCGAGCCCGCCTGCCTGCGCATCGGTGGTGTTGGTCTGGCCCAGCACCGCCTTCGACACCTGCCGGTCCAGCCAATCGGCGCGCTTCTCGTACAGGTCGGCGCCGGCGCTGATATTGTCCGCCTCGACGAAATCGATATTCATGCCTTCGGGGATGATCGCCGCGCAATCGCCCGCGATATTGGCCACTGCGCGGTACAGCGTGTCGCGATCGTCCTGGCTGGCGCCGGCGTGGTACTTGCCCACGCGGATCGGCTGGCCATAGGTCTGGGTGAAGATCGCCCAGTCGCGCTGAGTGTACGCCTTGAACATCCAGCTCCACGCCGCCAGGCGCGCCAGCCCCGATCGGATTGCCAGCCCGCTCTTAGCCTTGATCTGCAGCTGGATGAATTTGAACGCCGGCAGCGGGCTGTCCTGGCCGTGGCCGTCCTCGCCGCCGCGCAGCATTGGGGTGGCGCCGTCGCGATCGTAACGGAAGAATCGCGGGTCGCGCCATTCCAGGCGTTGCGGGCGGTACTGCCCCTCGCTGTGTTCCCAGATGATCTCGGTCCACGAAATGCCTTTGCCGATCGCGTCGAGGATATCGAACATTTCGTCGGCCAGCTCGTCGCGGTTCAGCCAACCGCTGACCATGTCGGCCCGGCGCTGGTCCTCGGCACTGTCCGATGCCGGCTCCACCGTGATGTCCAGCTGGCTGACGGCCCGCTTGCGCGTGCCCAGCACCCCCACATAATGCAGGTCACGTTCCTCGATCTGCTCGGCCAGCTCGAAATAGCTCAGCGGTTCGCCCTGGTCGGCTTCGCGCAGGATATTGGCCAGGCGAACAGGGTTCAGCCCATCGGCCGGATAGCCGGCGATCGGCTGGCGCACGCCCGCAAGTGTGGGGCCGGCCACTTCGCGGGTCAGCACTGCCTTGCGCAGCGGATTGCCCCATTGATCGACCAGCGCCGTCATGTTCGATTGTCCCTTCGGTCTGAAATGCCCCGTACGGGCGATTTTAACGGCCCTGAGAAGGCAGGCGCTTGAAAATTGGCTGTCACCGGGCCTTGGGCGGCTTCAGCGGCCATTCTCGCGCAAATTCTCATATCGCGCCCATTCCACGGCCTGCACCCAGTGGCGGTCGCCACCAGCTGCGCCGATCGCCATCGTCGTCATCGTCGGCCCCGTGGCCCGTGGCGGCAGCCGATCTGATCGGGCGATAGGCATAATCGGGGATGGTCTCGTTCATGGTGGCGGCGTGAAAATTCCACAGCGCGATCGCGCCGTCGCCGTGTCGTTTGCCGCCATCGGTGCCCTTGGTCCGGATATCAGTGGGCATCTTGGCCACCCCGCCGATCGTCTGCAGCTGGCGCAGGTCGCCGCGAATATCGGCATCGGCTGGGATCAGGATCGTCCCGTCTTCGAACCCCGCGCGGAACCGCGGGCCGGTTTCGCGCCGCCAGGCATCCGATGGCATCAGCTCCACGATGCGCTCGGGTCCGTACCGCTGGGCCGCTTCCTGCGCCAGCGCCATGCCGTTGCCATTAGCGTCCAGTATGCCGCCGCCGAACCGGTTCAGATCCATCACCAGATCGACCGCCCAGAACAAAGCCTGCTTCTGCTGATCGTATGGGCATTGGGCCATTTCGATGATCAGCGGCACATGCCGCTTCAATTGCTGGTCGGTAAAACCCAGCGCCAGGCAGGTGCGGTCCTGCCGCATGGCGAAGTCTTCGCCCAGAAACCAGGTGAAGCCCTGGCCGGCATATGCCTTCAGCACCGGACGCACCTGGTCTTCCAGCCACATCAGCATTTCGGCGCGGCGCATGCGCTCAGGCCAGTGGACAAATTCGCCCAGCGCGCTGTCCTTCGCCGGCGATGTCCACCGCCGCACCTGGTACCGATCGGTGCTACATTTCTCGATCCAGGCCAGCGGCAGCAGTACGCCTTCGCCTTCGCGCGCGATGGCGTCCAGCTCTTCGCGCATCGCTTCCACTCGGCTGCCGTATGCGCGGCGGATCTTGCGGTACCACTCGGCCTTGCCCTCTGGGCTCGGCTCCCACCCACGCATCAGGCACACCCGCTCGTACAGCCCGTTCTCTACCGCATTGTCGAAAGTGATGGTGTGGATCGAATAGTCGTACTGGCCGGCGCGCGTTTCCTTGATCAGTTCGTTGAACGGGTTGAGGTTGCCGTTGTGGGTGGAAATGATCCGGATCACGCCGCCCCAGATCAGCAGCGCGTTACAGGCATCAATGACGGCTGCGACATTGCGGTGGAAGGCCGCCTCGTCGATGATCACGCGACCCTGCAGGCCGCGAATGTTGGCAGGATTGCTGGACAGCGCCACCACCACATGCCCGGACGCGAAGCGGATGCGATAGGCGGCGATCTGCTTGCTCGATCCATCGGGCTGGACGTCGTCGAACAGGAATTCGTCGATCGTCAGGAATTCCTTGGCCACATGGCGGGCGAAACTGGCGCAGGTGCTGATGAACTCCAGCCCCTTGTCCTTCGTATCGCCGATGTAATAGGTTGAATCCCCGCCCGCGCTCTTCGCCGCAGCCGCGATCAGCGTGGTATCCAGCGCCTCGGCAAAGGTAATGCCCGTTCGCCTGCCTTTTTCGGCGAGCTTCAGCGGCGATGCATCCTCGATCCAAGCCCTCTGGTGCGCCATCAGGATCCCGTCCGCCAGCGGGTCCAGCTCGGGCGGCGGCACCATGCCGGGCACCCAATCGTCGATCGGCGATCGCGGCGGCGCCTGGTCGGCCGTAGGCAGGGTATCCGCCTCGATCACGACTTAACGCCCAGGAACTCGCGCCGCATCTGGGCGATGGCTTCGGCCGACAATCCGGCTTCTCGGACCACCTGCTCAGCCCGGTCCGCGCCGGCCTCGACCTGTTCGGAAACGCGCCGCTCCAGCTGCTTGCGATATTCGTCGGATTTGGCTTGTGCGCCCACCGCTGCCTGCAGCGCGCGGCTCAGCTCCATGATTTCCTTGGGCTTGATCTCGCCGCCTTCCAGCGCCTGGTAAGCGGCGGTCTTGATCATCTCCGCCACCATCACGGTCACTTCGTCGGGGCCTTCGGGCCCCAGCGTTTCGACCAGCTCGGCGCTCATCCGCCGAACGGCGTCCAGCTGGCGGAACTGGCGGGCCTTGCGGATCGAATACCGACCGAAGGCGCTCTTGCTGATCGGATCGATCCCCTTGTCCGCCAGGCGCAGGTTGAACTCTTCCAGGATCGTGGTCTGCGGAAGCTTGTTCTCGCGCAGCTGTTCCAGCGCCCAGACAATATCCTCTTCCGCCTCTTCCGGCAGGAGGTCGATCGATGACAGGTGGCCGCGCCCGCGCCTGTCCCGCGTCATCGCCGCCCCCAGCGCAAGTGCTTGCGCCACGCCAGCTCGATCAGATCCACGCCCAGGAAAACCGCAGCGATGATCAGTATCGGAACCCAAGCGCTAGCAATCAACAATGCCACCAGGCGGCGCAAGTGCAGCCGCACATTGAGCATATCGATCGCCAGCAAGTAGGTTACGGCTGCGCCGAGCAGGTAGAGTGCCGTCAGAATTGCGATGCCCATGTCATTCCACCTCGGCCGGGCGGGTGATGCCTTCGATCACCGCGCGTTCGTCCAGGTGATCGCGGCCGACACGCGCGATCCGGGCGATGGGCATCTCGCCCGCCATCTGGATATTGATCGCATCGAGCGCTTCCAGTTTGCGCAGCTGAGTAAATACCCAGTCGCGGTCGCGCTTGATTCCGTAAACGTCCAGCGCGCGCTGCAGCGGCAGGATCGAAAGGCGGCCGTCGGTCTGCGCCGCCAGCTCGCGCAGGATCTGCAGCCGGGCATCGGCGGCAAGTCTCTCTTTCAACTCGTGTCCGATGCTCATTTGGCCAATCCCTTCTTGACTATGACATCGTAAAGCCGGTCGAGCTGCCGTCCCATTAGCTTCAGGTCGCTCGACGTCGCCGCGCATGTTTCAGCCACGGCACTTTGCTTTTCGGTAATGTCGCGACGGTGCTGCTCGAGGCTGTTGGCCACCGACCGCACGCTATCGGAAAGCGAAGCGATCACCTGATTGCGCGCGGCTTGGTCCTCACGCATGCCCTTCACATCACCGTCGATCCGTTCCAGCGTGGCGTAGATTTTGTCGGTTCGCGCCTTCTCGGCCTCGAACTCGCCCTGCAGGCGCTTGACTTCATGAGCCGACGCACCGCTCTGCTCCAGGGCCTTGATCTGGTCGCCCAGCGTTTCCATGCCGGAGCTCATCGTGGCAAGGTCTGTGGAAAAGCTTCTGAAGCGTTGCTGCAGGTGCCCGGTCCCCACCGGGTTCGCAGCGCCGCCGCGCCAGATCACATAGCCTATTCCGGCCAGGATGATGGCGATGATCGCCAGCTCCATCAGCTTGCCGCTATCCATTGTCCGCGTCCACGTCCTTCGATGTCTTGAACAGCTTGCCGAAGGCCCCGCGCGCGGCTTCGAAACCGGCGGTCACCGTCTCCTTCACCTGGTCGCCCAGCAGCTCGATCAGCGAATATCCCGAAAATCCCAGCCCGATCGAAAGCACGAAAGCGAACAGCCAGCCCGGCCGTGCCTCCACGATCCAGAGTTGAACCGCCACCACCATCAGCAGGCTCACCACCATGAACCGGGGCGTGCCAAGCGATCGTTCCTTGGGCAGGGCCAGGAACCGTGCGCACAGCACGCCCAGCAGGCCCAGCGCTGCGGTGACCACGGGCACTTCGGCGCCGCCCAGCTGCAGCACGGTTTCCGCCTGCGGTGCCGCCTGATCCAGCGGCACGCTTGCCATGGCCGCCAGCACCCAGCTGGCAGCGAACTTGTGGAAGGCAACGGGCCCCTCGATCATCGCGGCCGCCTTTCCAGCTTGGCCTGACATTCGATGCAGCGCGTCGCGCTGGGCAGGGCAGCCCGGCGCGCGGCGGGTATTTCCTCGCCGCAGCCCTGGCAGAAGGCGTCGCCCTCCTGCGCCAGCTTGGCCTTGGTGCGTTGGATCTCGCGATCGCGCTCGGCATCGGCAAATGCGCCGCTGCTCTCGATCGCCCTTTCCCCCAGTTCCATCAGCGCTGCTCCGCTGTGTTGGAGAGGTCGGCGTTGGGATCGATCGCGTGCTGCTTCAGCAGCCAGTCGATCAGCGCATTCAGCTGGATCGCCTGTTCGGTGGCGATTACGTCGCGCTCTAGCTGTTCGGCTGGGTCGCGGTCGAAGGCGGCAGGAAATCCAGGATCGCCGGCCGCTTCAGCAGATCCGCTGCCGGCAGCGGGAAGGCCGGGCATTTCGATACCTCGGCCCGCACCGGCAGCGCCGGCTCTGGTTCGTAGCTCTTCGCGCAAGCGCTCAGCGCGGGCATGCAGGCCAGCAAGCTGGCGGCGATAGTCTGCTTCCACCGCATCGGTGATCTCCTGTTGTTCGGCTTTCACGCGGTCCAGGCGCGTCTGCTCGAGGCGCGCGGCCTCCACCTGGGCTCCGCGGTAATCGGTCTTGGTCTGCTGGTGCTCGCGCCTTTCGGCATCGCGTTCGGCCTCGCGCGCCTTCGCGGTGGCAATCCAGCCCGTGATCGATATCGGCCATAGGTGGAACCCATACAGCCGCACGGTCTGCACACCGGCCAGGCCGGCCACCGCGATGAACGCGGCTGCCGCGATTGCCAGCCAGAATGCCTTGAAGGTAACGCGCGCAGTCGAAAGGCTCGGGAATGCGAACATCGTTATCTCCCCAGCCTTTCGGCCCGGTTCAGCCATCCCTTGAGGAACTTGGCCTGGCTGGGATTGCGCCGCACGATCGCGACGTACCGGTCCTTCACAGCCTCGCGGTATTCGATCACCAACTGTTCGGGATGTCGCTCCCACATCGACTGGAATGACTGCCGGGTGAGGTCGCCGATCTGGCCGTCAGCCTTCAGCGGGATGGTGCGATATCGCCCGGCGCGCAGCACGGCGTTGATCGCCTGCTGCAACAGCTTCTTCGCAGCGTGGTTGCCGCCATTCACGCCTTGATCGAACAGCATTTCGCCGATCGGCCGGGGGAAGCTCTCGCATTCCAGCGCCTGCCAGAAGCTGCGCTTGTACAGGCTCTTCGCATCGCCCACGGTCAGCTTGCGGATGTCGGCGCCGTCGATATCGCCATCCATGTCCAGGTCGAAATCGGCGTAGCCGTCCAGATCCTCGTCGATCGCGCCTTCGGCCTTCAGGAAGCGCAGCGAAATGCCGTATTTGGTCGCGCCGCCGCGATCGACCGGATCGTCAACGAAACCGCCTTCGATCCCCAGCAGCTCGGCAAAGGCATGCTCGAACCGCTCGCTGAAGGCGGTGACCACAATGGGTTCTGGGGTTGAATTCTCGGCGTTCATGGCGCCCGGTGTACGGTTGCCGCGCCGTGGAGTGCATGCCCGCGGGCGCGGGCATGGGCGTCAGATCTGCAGGGAAAGCTGGGCGCTGCCCTTGTCAGGCGGGCAATCCATGCGGTCGAACATCTTGTCGACGCCGGTTTCGGTCATGCCCAGTTTCGTGGCGATCACACCATTGGAATCGCCGTTGGCGCGGTAATGCCTTGCGCGGATCGTCCGGGCAAGGGGTACGCGGATCTGCGCGGGCGAATACAGGCTGGCCAGCTTGCGCGCTCGCTGTTCGCCCAGCGCCTTGGCGATCGGGTGGTCGGGCTTGATGTCGCCAGGCACATACAGCCGCCGCCCGCCGAAATTCTCGGCCAGGGCGATCAGCCCCTCTTCGCCCAGCAACGCGCTGAGGCTGGCGGTCAGCTCTTCGCTCATCGGCGCAGTGCGGCCGCGTGCTGGCCGGGATGATCATCGGGAAGCACGGTCGTGACCGCTGCGCCCCGGACGACGAAGGTCATGCCGTCCACCCGAACCAGATAATCGCTATCGCTGACGGTTCTGGCGGCATTGTGGGCGCGTGCAAGCGACGCTTCGATCGCGCCGCGCAGCGCCTCGACATCTATGCCACCCCCGCGCTCGAGGAACCGCAGCATCGCATGATCTGTCATGTGCAGCCCAGCCATCAGCCCGCTGCCGTGATCGCGATCGCGATGGCTGCGATGAATGCGCCGATCGCGATCAGGATGGCGGGCCCCGTGCGGCGGGTCGCCGTCCGTTCGCGGCGCCCCAGCTCGGGCAGGTCCAGCCAGCCCAATGTCTCGTATTCGCGTTTTAGCGGACGGTCGTTACGGTCGAACACGGCGGTTCTCCTTCAGTTTTGCTTCGGCTTGGCTGCGCCAGTTCTGCAGCGCGCCCAGCAGGCCGGTGGTCGATCGTGCGGCCAGCCCGCACATGCGGATCTGCGTGCCAGTTGCCTGAGGCGTGATTTTCGCCCCTTGTTTCTCCAGCGCCTCGATCACCTGTCCTTCGACCTCGCGCCGGCGCGCGATGTAGGTTGACCAGTCGGCACCTGTCTGGAACGCGGCCACTCGATTCAGCGGCGCGATCCCCCGGCGCTCGACCAGCGTCAGCGCGGCTTTCAACTCGCCGCTCATGCTTCGGGTACCGGGTTGGCCAGCTGGCGCAGCTTGTCGCCCAGCGCCTTGGCCAGACGGCCGTAATCTTCGGCCGTGTATCCAGTTTCGGTCGCTGTGGTATCGATGCCGCACAGTCGCTTTGCTGCGATATCCAGATACCAGTCGTCGGGCACGTGGCCGCCATCCTTCAGCCGGGCCAGGATCACCTCGCACAGGTGCATCTGCAGCTCTTTCGGGCTCAGCTGGTGCCCGTCATGCGCAGCCGTCTGCCGCCAGCCATGGCGCAGGGCCATCGCCTTCAGCGCTTCGATGAGTTTGTAGGCCTCGCGCTGGTTCGCCCAGTTCAGTTTCGCGCAGCCCAGCTGGCGTCGGCTGAATGCCTCCAACGCTTCTTCCGCAGGGTTCTGCACCACGTTCAGGTGATGCAGGCTGATCCACAGTGCGCGGGCCTTGCGCGCCATCGGATGTGTCGCTGCTGTCTTTCCCGGTTTGGGCAGCGGCTTGAACCCTTTCGCCTTTAGCTGTTCGATCACTCGCGCCAGCTGCGCGTCACTGCAATCGGCCGCGCTGCCATGGCCGGTCTGTTCGAACAGCAGCTGGCGATAATCGTCCTCGTCCATGGCCAGTTGCTTTTTGGCGATATGGATCTTGCCTAGCATCGATCGCCGATGCTGCGTGCTGCGGTTGAACGTAGCGGGCCGTGCACTTGCCGCGGTCATACCGGATCTCCCCTGCGCTCTCGTTCGAAGTGGGCAAAGCCGGCGCACAGTGCAACGAAGGCGGGATCTCGCTCGCGCAGGATGTCTGCTTTCGCATCCAGGTATCGGATGCTCGAAGGATCAAGATCGCCCAGCAATTCGCCGATCGCGGGATAGCTCGCAGGTCGCGCTCCGGTATGGTTGCGCAGTATCCAGGTGAACAGCGTACGCCCTTCCACCAGGTTGCGGGCGCGGCGCTTCGATTGCAGCTCGATGCGGTCGATGCCAGCGTGCAGCCGGATATAGACGAAGGCCAGTTCGCCGATCCGCTTGTCCTCGTATCCGATGATCCGCATTTCAATGCTCCAGCATGACTGCCGCTGCGACCATGACGATTGCGGCAGCGGCAAGGATTTGGGGAAGCGCGATCGCTTCACGCAGGGCAGCGTCGCGGCCTTGCAGTGCGATGAAATCGGTAATCGCGCGGCGGATGCTGGTACTCATGGTCACGCCCCCACTGTGCGGCGTGAAAGCTGCGCCCAGGCATCCTCGACATGCTTTACGTGCAGCTGCGCATGCTCGGAAATTGCCAGCATCTTCGCCAGCTCCAGTGTGAAGGTCACGCCGCGCAGCGCACCGGGCAGCTGGGCGATCCGGTGTACTTCACGCGCGATCGCCGGATCCATGATGCCCCAGGCATCCAGCAGCACATCCACATCGTCGGGCAACGGCCGCGACCGCACGATCGATTGCGCTACTCGGCTGAACAGCTGGGCAAAGGCCGCGGCGCGCGATCCGCCATCGATCTTCTGCTGCACCTGCTCATTGCCCATCAGCGCGATGCCGATGCCGGTGGCGTCGTGCCAATGGCGTACTTCCTCGATCGATTGCACAGTCAGGTGCTGCGCTTCGTCCAGGATCAGCAGCGGATCTTGCAGCTTCGAAGCCCGATCCTTGATCTGCATCGACATGCTCTGGATATCACCCGTTGGGCTGGCGACACCCATCGCATGCAGCACTGCGCGCAGCATGGCACGGATGCCCGATGTCGCCGGGCTGATCGTGACCAGAAACACGTTGGAATTGCAGGCGTCGAAATGGCGGGCGGTGATGCTCTTGCTCATTCCCGGCCCCATCGCCGCCATGGTGATGCGACCCCGCTTTGCCCAGGTCAGCAGGCTGATCAGCTGCAGGCTGGTGGCAGTCGGATAGTAATCGGGAAGCTCTACCGCCTTACTGGCGGCCGCGGCTTTCGCGGCCAGCGTCTGCCGATAGACGAAGACTTCCTCGGCAATCAGTTCGCCTGGTGCGCCATACTTGTTGCTGGCAAACAGGCTCAGCGTGCTGCTCGATCGACCGATACGCGCCTCCAATTGCTTCCAGCTCAGGCCCGTCTCTTCCTTGTGCTGGTTCAGCCAGGCGCGCTGCTGCTCCACATCGATCTGCTGTTTCTTTGGATCGTTCATGCTACCCTAGTCTCCGTCCTTTGTTGGGCACGGTGCGCGGGGGCGGGTTCCAATCGATCCCCGCGCGCCGATCTCTTCATGGCTGGTTATCGGTCACCAGGCGCAGCGCGTTGAACACGCGCGTCTGGCGTTCTTCCTGTTCTTCGTGTCGTGGTTTGAGCGCGGCGGCCGCGGCGCCTGCCGTGCCCCGGTGCCGGACGGGTCGCACTACGCCCGGATGGGGTGCCGCGCGCGTTGGTGTTCCCGGCTGAATCGCTGCCACCTGTTCGGCATCCAGCAGACCCTCTGCCGTGGCCGCATCGCGGATCAGCTGGCGATATCCTTTCAGCCGCTTGGCCGTTTCCTTGGCACCGGCCACGTCGTCGAACCCGGTATCGTCGATCACCTGCGCGCTGGTCAGATATCGGCCGTCCTGCGCGTACAGGTGAATATCTTCGTTGAGATTGTCGGGGTCGAAGCGCACCGTCACGCGCTGGCCATGCAGGCTTCCGCATTCCACGCTCCAGTACCGGTTGCCGAACAGGCTGACCTCGCCGGTCGTCCGGTTTACCAGCACCTGCTCCGCGCTCAGCAACGCCATGCGCAGCTGTTCTGCCGTCGCCTTGCCGATCGGCGCGGCGGCATAGCTTTCCTCGAAGACCTGGTCGAAGCTGCGCCCGGCGTAATTGCGGCCCCTGCGGCCCGAGCGGGCGTTATGAGCCGCAATTCCCTGCGCCACATGCACGATAAATTCGTCCATCGGCACCGCGCGGCTGCCGTAATTCTCCGGCTTCGCCATGGGGCTGTTGCCAGTGTATGCGCCCTCCATCGCAGGATGTTTGGCAATCCGGTCGCACATGTCGCGGAACGCGCGTTCGATCGGCTTGGATTGCCCGCGGTATGGCAGCGCCCAGTGGATCTCGATCCCCAGTCCGGTCAGCAGGCCAGTCGGCTCTTCCTCGCGGATCTTGAAGCGGTACCGGGTCTTTGCTCCGCCGGTGATCCATTTGCTGGCGAAGGCACGGCCATTGTCCAGCGTGCAGTGCTTGGGAATGCCGAACTCGCGAAAGCAATCGGCAAAGGCCAATCGGGTCAACACCGCGCTTTCGGTTTCTGCGAGGCGCCAGGCCACGATCTTGCTCGAATAGATGTCCTGGATCGCCACCATCATGGGGCGGAACACACGGCCTTCGCTGTCCTTCACGAACACATCGAACCGGTGTCCGTCGACATTCACATGCTCCAGCGCATGCAGGTGCTCGATCGTGCGGCGCTGTGCGGGGACCGATCGGCGCAGGGCTTCGCTGCCCTTACGCTTCAGCGTCACAATGCCGGGATCGATCGTTTCCAACCGCCTTCTGAACGTACGCTCAGACGGCATTGAAAGGCCCTTTGCAGCCGCGATCGCTGCGGTGCGATCGTAACAGCTGGTCAACGTCGGCTGCGACGCGCGCAGATAATCGCTCTTAAATACAGTCCACAGTTCCGGATCGATCTCGGCCTGCGTACCGCCACCTTTTCGCCGCGGCGTCAGGGCGGGCAACCGGTTGGCCGGCTCGATCCCGTCGACCGCGCGCAGCCAGTTCCATAGCGTGCTTTTGCCCAGCGATCGGGTGGCCGCGATTTCTGCCACTGCCGCAGTGCGGGTTGCCCCTGCGGCTTCCAGAACTTCGATTTCGCCCACGACCTCTAGGCGAAAACGGGCAACCTTGCGCGCCTTGTCCGTCTGCTGTTCGAACCAGCGCCAGCCATGGCGATCTTCATCGCGGCTTTCTTCCTGGTTCGCCCTCTCGATCAGGCCCCTACGGGCCAACTCAAGCTGTGCCGCAGGCGGCAACAGCGAAGCGTGGAATTCATGGCCTCCGCCCTGTCCGCGCCGCGGCCGTACCAGCAAGTTGCCCTTGGCGTCTGCTCTGCTGTTCCACCGCTCGTCCTTCGCGCGCCGAGCGATCGACCTTTTGTCGGTTGGCAGGCCGGGCAATGCCAGTTCTGCCAGGTCGGCGGCGGAAAACCACGCCTCGCCGTCCGTTGCGAACGAATCCGAATGAATGGGCTGTGTACTTGCCACTTAGCTGTCCCCCCGCATTTTCGGGGCATTGCCCTTGAGTTCGCGCATTTCCCTTTGTGCCGCGGCAATCGTCTGTTGCAGCTGGCCCAACCGGGCGGTCTTCACTTCGTCCCCCACCAGCAGGGCCGCGCCGATTTCGTGCACCAGCGGGTCCAGCAGATCCTGCCTGGCGGTCACGACGGCGATGGCGAAGCACCGGCTCATCGGAACACGGTGTTCGACCCGCGCCGGACTGGAATAGGCATTCAGCATCGCCGCGCTGACTTCCTCGTCCAGCAGCACGCTGACTTCAGCGGCAATCACCTCGCGCGGACGCGGATCACTGTTCAACATGGTCCCCACGGTTTCATTTATGCGCTTCTCCAGCCCGGCCAGCGCGGCACGGCCTCTGCGCGGAGCTGGCGCTGCGAAGTCGAAAGGGACCTGGTCGGGATGCGCCTTGGCTTTACCCATGACGTGGCAGCCCCTTGTCGGGGTCATCGCTTGGCAGCGCAGTGACTTTCGTGGTTGCGACCCAGGCGATCATCGGTTGCCCTTCCAGCTTTCCGCCAGCTGCTCCATGGCGCTGGGCACCTGGTTCAGGTCGATGGCCAGTGTACGCTTGCGCGTCTGTCGCGAGCGCTTCGGGTTGCGCTGGGAATGGGATGTCGCGGCGCTCATGCTGCTGTATCTCGCAGACTGCACCAGCGGCTCTTGCACCCGGCAACTTCGCGCGGCCTGCGCAGTTCGTCACACTGTTCGCAGAATTGAGCACCGCCTTTTGTGCGCAGATCGAACCTGTCCAGGGTTGGGCTGGTCGGCAGCGCCGGTGCGGTCGTCAGCGACGGGGCGGATCGGTGGGATGCGACTTTTACTGGGTCGCGACCATCGATCACTGCCTGAACAGCGTGAACGGCCGCTTCGGTCCGGCTCATGGTGTCGCCTGCCGAAAGGACCATGATATCGCTGCGCAGTCGCCGCTGGGTGTACCGCTTCAGCCGCGCACTGAACGCTGCCTGAAGCTCGGGATCGAATGGTCGATCGGCCTTGCAATGCTTCGCACAGACAGCGGCAATTCCTGGCCAAATGGTGCCGCCATATCGCAGCACTTCACCGGCATAGGTCGCAGCCAGAAACTTCAGTGCTTGCCTGGTAGCGTGCGGGCTGGTCTTCCAGGCCTGTTTGATCCCGCCGATGTGGCCGATCATGTCAGGCTTCCACCCGGCTGCGGTCAGATGCGGTGCCAGTTTAAGCTTGGCCGCATCGATCGCCTCCGCAATTTCGACGGCCTCTCTATGTCCCGAAGCAACTGCGGCCTTGAACATGTCGAGCCCGTTCAGTGGGCGTCGCCGTTGGTTCAGGTGCACGAAATTCGCCGCTTCGGCAGCGGCATCGGAGTAGTTGCCGACAACGCAAGGCAGGTGGTGGATATCTGCGCGAAGCCGCGCCGCCTCCAGTCGGTGCTGGCCATCGATCACGTACAGGTCACCATCATCGCGACGGCTGACGACAAGCGGAAGGCACAGATCCCAATTCCACTCGCGCGCGATCGTCCGAATCAGACGTTGGGAGTCGCCCCCTTCGATTGACCGCTGATAGGACGGATCGATGGACAGCTCGGTAGGCTGCAGGAACTGCAGCACCGGCATGCGGCCGCGCGGCTTCGCAAAGCGATCGGATGGCCCAGTCACGACAGCAACCATCCGATCAGCGCGCCAATGGCGATGACATTGACACCTACGGCCCAAAGGCACGCGCCTGAACTGTTCTGGGCTTCGTCCTGAGCGCCTTCCAGCTGGTGCCACTCCGCGAAGTAAGGATCGGCTTGCTGGTACTCGCCCGCCTGGTCCCGCATGTCTCGGCTTCCGCGGCGGTAGTGGTCCAAGATCTTGGACCACTCCGCCGGGTCGCTGACAGTCGCGCCCATCGGCAGATCGTTGTCGAGGCCGAAGCCATACAAGCTGGCGTGTTCCGATTGATTTGACGTCTCTGCCATGGTCAGTCTCTCATCATCCAGGGTTCGGGTTTGGGTTCTTCGGCCGAGGCGATCCGCGCCGGCGCCACGCACTGGGCATGGTGCTTCGCGGTCATCCTCGCCTGAAGCGTTTGCGCTCGGTCGCGCGCCTCCTGCAGCTTCATCTGCAGCTCGGCCTCGCGCGGGCTTATCCCGTGCTGCAGGCCGTATTCGAAACATTTGCGGTGGTGCCGCAGCTGTTCAGCTCGGGACCCCATCACCGATGGCCCCCCGCTGCGATCACGGCGCGGCCCAAGGCACAGGTTGCGCGGCGGATCTCGGTATTGCGCGCAGCATCACTGGCCAACGAAACCGAATACCGGCTGACGATGTTGTCGACATACCCAGGCCGCAGCTTCAGTTCGCGCGCGATTGATGCGTTCAGAATGCCCCGATCGCTACGCTCCAACACAGCCTGTTCGGTCATTGTCAGGCCCATGCTGCACCACCGATCAAGACGGCACGCAGCGGCGCGCCGTCGGGTGCGCGGGGCAGCGATACGGGCACCAGTATTTGGACTGAACGAGCCCGTTGGCACATGCGGCGGATCGCCCGGCGCTCTTCCAGGCAATCCAGCATGCGCACGATATTATTGACGCTCTTAGTGCCGGTGCCTGCTGCCATTTCGCGGACGCTGGGCGAGAAGCCGTGGGCCTCTTGATAGCCGGCGATGTAACGCAGCAGCGCTGCCTGTTTTGCGGTCAGCGTCAACATCACGTGATCCCCTCGATCGGATCATCGAACCGGGGCAGCCATACTGTGCGGGTTTCGCCGGGCTGGGTCGGCTCGCGCACGTCCCATACGAAGGCGCAGTAATCGATCTGTCCCTTCCGATAGGCATCCTTGCCTAGCGCTGCGATCATATCGCCGGGCGGCATGCTGGGCCTCTGGGTGAAGATCAGCTGCAGCTGCGGCGGATGGTCGAACCGGAACAGCTTGCCGCGCTTCAGACCGCCAGCGGTGTATTTCAGCGGGGCGATCGCCACCACGCGGTGCGTGGCCAGCTTCAGCGCATGCCGAACGCAGTCTTCCCAGATCCCGTCGATGTAGCTGAAGGGCGGATTGAAGAAGACGCTGATCGGGCTCTTAGGCGGCTCTGTCAGGGTCAGAAAATCGGCGAGGAAGAATGTAGGTCGGAGATGAAAATCATCCCACGCCACGTTCTCGACCAAATCGGACAGGTAAATGCGCCCGGTAAAGCCCCAGCCTTCCAGACGCGAACCGCTGTGGCCGAAGCCGGCGCAAGGGTCCCAGATCGCCACGCCTTCGCCCAGCTCCGGTTCCGCGCCGATCGAGCCCAGAATCATGTCCCATTCCCAGCCTTGCTCCACGCACCAATCCAGCGGGTGGCGCATACTCTTGGGGGTGCGGGTCACTTCACCGGCCATGGGCAATCCCCTCGGCCAGGCGCTTGGCGCGCAGATCGAATGCCAGGATGCGCGGCGACTTGCCGAACAACTCGGCAGTCAGCTGTGCCGCAACGCTCAGCGTGCCATCGGTGCAATAGGCCCAGCTGCAATCGTCATGCAGCGCCAGCCACGCAACGGCGCGGAGATAGGAGGCGCGCATCAGCTGCCCCCCTCGTCGAGCAGCTCGCGCAGGCGGCTGCGCATGTCGGGCGTCAGCATGGTGACGAAGCGGGGCAGGTAATCGCGCTTCGCCGTGGTGGACAGGCGACCCCAGCTGTCGCTGATCGTGCTTGTGAACTTTACATCGGGCGTGGGCGCGGGTGCTTTGCCGCTGTCGATGCCTAGGCGAATGCGCGCGCCGTCCACCGATATGCTCGGCTGATCCAGTACCAGCTCGATCACTTGTCGCCGCTGCGCCTCGTCCTTGACGGCCGCAATCGCCTTCAGCTGGTTGGCGTTCTCTCCGATCACCGGGTGCTTTGCCAGCGCCTCGATCAGGTCGGGGAACGGCTCGATCAGCAGGCGGAACAGCGAAAGGTCGCCGTGGATGGTGCGGCGCGAAAGGCCCAGTGCCTCGCCCACCGAATCTTCCCAGCCATATACGTGTGCAATCTTTGCACACGTATCCTCGGTTTCGTCGCGCAAGGCCTGTTCGTGGGTGGTTTCGCCCGCCTTCACCCGTTCCCAGCGCGCCTTGATCGCCAGCTGCTGTTGCTTCAGCCCGCCATGCTCGCGCGCGATACGATCCTGTGCGGCCTGCACCAGTGCGGCAGTGAACTTCGCGCGCTCGATCGGCCCCAGCGGACGTCGGTGCAGGTTTTCACTGGCTTCCAGGTCGGCGAAGTCTTCAGCCTCACCATCCACCACCAGCGCGAAGACGCTGATTTCCTCGTTTGCGCAGCCGCGTAGTCGGTGCAGGCCGGTGATCAGCTCCCAGGCCTCATCGCCATGACCTCGCGCCTTCACCTTGATCGGATCGCGTTGGCCATCCACCGCGATCAGGCGACCCAGGGCGATTGCCTTGTCCTCATGGTAGAACCCAATGCGATCAGGCACGAAAACGTCGGCTGGATTGAGCGCAATGATTTCGGCGCTCGATAACAGCGATTGGTGGCTGCTCATTTCGCCACCTCACTTAGACAGTGACCGTCTCCGGCAGCCTGCTTACCCTCCGTGCCAGCAACAGCGGAGAACAGCCCATGCCGAAGTCCGACACCCAGCGTATCGAGCAACTGGAGAGCCAGGTTAACGCCCTCCAGCAGCTCCTGCTCGCGCATGTCGTCGCGTTTGACGCAGTCGATGGACCCGCCACCGATGCCACTTTGATGATCGCCGCTGGCCAGGCCGATTCCGCCCTGGCGCGCGGCCGGGTCAGCACCAGCATCCGCGTTGGGGCGCTGATCAAGAACATCCAGCAATGTCGGGACTGATGTGTGCAGCGCGCCCAGCGCGCTGCGCAGCTTCAGGCGGCGCACTGCGCGCCGCGCCGCGTCGGCGTCAACAAAGCCCATCACGCGGCCATCGCCTTACGACTGCGCCGACGTTCTTCGATCAGCTCCGCCAGTGCGGCATCGATCGCCTTGGTGCTGCGCCAGGTTGGGCTGGTCGGCTCCGGATTGCCGGCGGTCTTCTTCCACCGGAAAAAGGTGGAGGTGCGGATCTTCGCCCTGCCACACACCATCGTGATCGAGATCCCGTTAAGCCGGGCCCTCTTCTCGATGTCGGCGATCCATTTCTGTTCATCCATGCCAGCCGCATTAACCGCATAAATGCGGCTCTGCAACCGCATTTATGCAATTACGATTGCGGCCACGCTCCTGCTAGCGCGTGAACATGGACGGCTTGGAACAGGATACTGCGCTACTTCGCGAGCTGGTCGAATATGCCGGCACACATGCTGCCGCGGTCGCGAAGAAGGCAAACATGGCGCCGTCCACGCTGCAGCGCCCGCTGAACGGCACCGCCACCACCAGGCTCAGCCAACGCACGCTCGAAAAACTGCAGGAAGCTTATCCCGCCTTCCCGGGCTGGGCGCGCGCTTTGGACGCTCAGCCGCCTGTCCGGCGAAAAGAAGTCTCACAGCCGATTGGTCGGGACAGCTTGGCAATTCCAATGCTCGAACTCGGTTATGGCATGGGGGGCACGTTCCTCGATGGCATCGATCCCGGCGAGGTGATCGAACACTTCCCCCGAGCTTTCGTGCGCATGTTCACCGCAGCGCCCGAACAGCTCCTGTGCTTTTCGCACGGGATCGGCGACAGCATGTACCCGACCATTGGCGATCGGGACGTGCTGCTGATCGATCGCAGCAGGGACACGATAAGCATCAACGATCAAATATGGGTCCTCTCGGTGGGCGGCATCGGCATGGTAAAGCGCGTCCGGATGGGCGGGGGGAAGATCACGCTGCTTTCGGACAATGAGAACGTGCCCGATTACGATCCTGGCGACGACGAGCTGCAGGTGATCGGTCGGGTGATCGCCGTCGTGCGCAGGATATGAAGCGGGGCGCGATCTTCGTCTGTGCGATGCTCGCGGCATGCGGGGATGATCGCGGTACGGATCCGCTCGCCGATAGCCGGCTGGAATGGCGACAGCTCGACGATGGCAGCCACTATGGCCACGCCGGGGGCCCCATCTCAGACTTTGAATATGGCATTCGTTGCTGGCCGAATGACCAGGTCGGGTTTCGCTGCGCAGAAGCGCAGACCTTCAGGGGCGCGGGGCTCGAAATGACGACCATTGGTGTCGGCTATCATCCCAAGCTTCCTGACCTGCTGTTGTCGGTCGGCAGTGATGATGGCTACGGCTGCAGCTATGGGATCGAATATCGCGAAGAAATCTTGCGTGGCGGGGATGCCCTAGTCTCTACCGCCGTTACCTATGGCCGTCCAAGGTGGCAAAGGTCGTACGTCGAACGCTTTATGGCCGACAATGCCGTGACCGGTCAGCAATACTTCGATTGCCTCGCTATCCTGCAGGCGATCAACCGCGGCAGCATGGAAACGCTCACCACCACCGAAGTGACCGAAGAGATGCTTCAATGA